ATGTATTATAATCGCTATCAATATACTGTTCTATCTCTTTATACTTAGATTCATAATATTCATATAATTTTACTATAGGAGTATTAGAATTAGATATTTTTCTTCTTTGAAAATCTTGTATAATTAGTGGATAATCTGTTTGTAACTCTTTGTAATTTATTTGTATATCAAAGAGATTTCTATGTTTAAAGTTATGTAATAACTTCTTTTTATCATAGCAGTAAAACTTAGATATTCCTTTAAGAAAATCTATTATATAATTTTGTTCTAAATTACTAGTTTCGCAATGATTTACTGGTAAAATATATCCTTTTTTATCAGTAATAGGTCTAATATAATATCCTACAATATTTTGTTGACAGGGATGCTCATAAAAAAAGTCAGGTATTATTTCAATATAGAGATTATCTTTTACTATATTTTTAAAAGTATTAAACTGTTTTTTATTCTCTATTAACCAGTACATACTTAAATATACGAAAAAAAATTCTAATAACCACCTCCTCCACCACTATAAGAACCTCCGCCGCCTCCAGCAGGTGGGGGTGCTGATGGAGTTATTTGTTGAGCTGGTGCTACTGGTACGTTTAATAGTTGTTCTTCAGATCTATAACTATCTATAAGTTGTTGTGTAGAAGGACCACTTCCACTTTTACCATCTATATTATTAATAGTTAAGAATTTTAAAATTTTATTTAGTGCTTTAACATTAGCTAAATTTTCGATTCCTGCTTCTAAACTACCTTTTCTATTTTTAATAAAAAGTTGTCTATGTGAATTTGAAGTATGAATAGGTCCTTCCATAGGACCCTTATCAGGATGTATATGATAAAGACCTCTATAACTTGAACCATTATCATATATTAGTTCGTTACCTGCTGTGTATAATTGTTCATTTTTATCTCTATAGAATTCATCATAATTAGTATCATTAATATATCTATTTATATCTCTAAAAGATATATTTTTCTTTAGCTCATTAGTATAGTATTCATTTATTTTTATTACATCTTCTCTAGA